TTATGTGCAAACCTTGTTACCTGACCATAACGTAATCCATATTTGTTTCTCCATGCTCTGGTCACATTTAGGTTGTCTCCTTCTTGTCTTAATTTGTCAAATCCACCAAATGTGTAACCAAACTTAGCAGGATCAGTGTCTATTGCACTACCTGTGGGTGCATCTGTTTCTAATGTTTGTAATTTATATGATTCTGGGTCTCTCATCATCAAAGCATTCATAAAAACATGGTCAAATTTATTATATTCAAAGTCTAATAGTTTGTCCCAGTCTGCATAAACACTTTCTTTTGAATCTTCTGGTAATCCCCAAATAAAAGTAGTAAATGTTTTTATATCATCTTTATAATGATTCTCTTTTAATTCTCTGACAAATGCCATTTGCTCATCTGGATGCCAACCTTTACCAATTGCTATTGCACTTTCAGGATTAAGTGTTTCAATTCCATAGTAAATAGATTTAATGCCACAAGATTTTATCATTTCTGTTTGTTTTAGTCTGTGTTGCAGGTCTAATCTTAAAAATACTGTAAGGTCTAATGGTACTCCACTCTTTTCTTTTGCTTCTGCAACTGCTTCTAATTTATAATTTGTATCATTGAAGGTATCATCCATTACCCAATACCTAAATACACCATGCTCTTCCCAATTACGTCTTAATTCATCAACAATTAGAGTGGTGCCTCTTTCATATGTTCCTTTTTCTTTACCTATAAGTCCAAAATTACAAAATGCACATTTAAAAATACAACCTCTAGCAGTTTCTAATCCTAATTGGTCTCCCCATTGTACGCAATCTTCATCAGTATAACTCATTGTGCTGTTCTGAATATCTAATCTACTACCTCTATCTGTATATGTGGGCCATTGTTGACCTTCTTTAAGGTCATTTAGGTATTCTATTATTGTTACATCACCATATCCAACAAACAATGTATCTATGTCTAACATAGGACTATCATATTTAGGGTCTCTAAGATATTCTTCCCCAATAGAAGAACCACCATATATCATTTTAGTGTTAGGATTCCTTTTATCTATCATTTTTCTTATTTGTCTTTGCCTTGCTACAGGAAAATACATAGAGTCTATGTATGCATAAGGATTATAACCACTATGAAACGTTCCTGAAGAACCTACAACCAATGTTTCTTCTCCAACAAACTTGTCTATTACTAGTTCAACATCTTCTTCTGTTAAAAAGTGTGGGTGGGCAATTACCTGAACTGTGTAACCTGCTTTTCTAATCTCATGTGCAATCTTATATACTCCATATGGTCTAGCAGTTTTGTGATTTACATATAGTTCTGTACCATCTAGGTACTTGTGGAGTCTTGTTTCAGGTGGGAAACGTTTGAAAACATCTTTAAAATATTCATCTACTTCGCTTTTTTCGACTTGTTGGTAATTGCTTTTTACAAAATGGTCATGTGTGAGTTGAACTTCCCAATGATTTTTAGGAATCAAGTCGTCAGCAAATAAAAGAACCTCTACAGGAGTCTTTTTGTAATCTGTTTTTATATCTAGTCTGTTTTTGTTCAATCGACAAATGCTCGTTCCAACACAAAATCGTTTGGTTCACCTAAATTACCTTCTATAAATCCTAATTTTTCAAAATAGTCTCTACATTCGTAATTCATATCAGGTCCACCGCATACCATTATACGATCCGTGTCCTTATTAAATCCGTTTTTAGTAAAACTATTTATGTGATTCCAAAATCTACCTTCACGTTTGTATGCCTGTTGTGTACATGTATCATAATATGTTAAAGGGAAGTTATCACATACTTCTTTTATAACATCAGTATATGTATGTTCTTCATGAGTCCTTGTTGTATGTACTAAAACAACATTTTTAAACTTATCATATGTTGCAGGGTCTCTGATAATACTCATAAATGGTGCTATACCAGTGCCTGTTGAAAGCAAATATAAATTATCCGCTTGTGTTAAATTATCAATCGTTAAGGTACCTGTACACTTAGGCATTACTATGACTTCGTCTCCAACTTTTAAATGCTGTAGACGGCTTGTAAGAGGTCCGTCGGGCACCTTAATACTCAAGAACTCTAACTCGTCTTCGTAGTTTGCACTTGCAATACTGTATGCTCTTAATAATGGTTTTTCATCTATCATTAATCCAATCATTGCAAACTCGCCATTATTAAAA